CGAACTTGACTCTTGACGGGCAGACGATAGACTCTAGCCGTGTTGCAGGCGTTTGCTTTAGCGAACATTGATACAGGTTTGCCTTCAGGCAAACACATTGACAGCGAGGATTTCGAGGCTGTCCGCCGAAGAAATCTGAGCGGGCAACACGGTGTACGACCGAGAGAGAGATACCAAAAATAATTCGATAGAGTGAAGTCGCTTTAGCGACAGACAGAGATATTATTTTTGTCCGTACCACACGGCATAGTCTCAGTGTAAGCATGGGCACGCAGAGCCGTGTGGGAGTTAGCATTGGTGTTTTAATTATGACACCAATGCGTCAATGGAGAGACTGTAAGACAGACAGACAGGTAGTGCAATACTGTCTGAGTGGATTGCAGTGCTGGGCAGACTGCAGACCACCACTCGTCCTACAGTACGGGACAGGAACCCAGGGTTATTAAATTCACGAAACTTATTCTACATGTATCACCCACAATATACACGTGTGACAGTGACGCCCTGTATCTATCTCAACACAAATACGCTACCATATAGGCACAGAATACGCTACTTTTATAACAGTTTGGTAACATTCTATAACGATTTTAGATACTTTTGTCCGGTTTTGCTTTTTGGACGGATTAGTATATAGTGAGGGGGTTTTTTAAACCCCCTCAACTGTTAAACAGTTTACTGTTTATTAAAGCCCTTCAAGGGGCTTTAATAACTGTATACAGTATGTTACAGATATCCAGTAAAAGGTTGTTACGATAAGGGTTCCTTGATGGCTAAGTTTAAGGCAAAATCCGCCAACGTGAATGCCATCGATGCGGATGAAGCCAAGCGTCAAGTCCTCGCTCATGTGGCTAGTGGCATAGGTGTCAAGCAAGCCATGGGCTTGGTAGACCGTCAACCTGTAACTCTCAGACAGTGGATTAACCGTGACCCCATCTTTGCTCGCAAGTTAGAGGAAGCCAAAGAAGAAGGGGCTACCCGAGATTTAAGTAGGGACAAATACGAACTAGAGTTTTCTGAGTTCTCAGAGCAATTCCTTGGTTCTAAGATTTTCGCCCATCAGCAAAACTGGGTAGATGTATTAGAGGGAAAAGACCCATCATGGCTGCACCCTTCTATGATTTACGAACCTTCTGACCCAACCAGACTTTTAATCAATGTGCCCCCTGAGCACGCCAAGTCAACTACCATTACAGTCAATTATTCAACTTACAAAGTCTGTATGGACCCTGACAATACAAGAATCATTGTAGTTTCTAAAACCCTACAAAAAGCCCAGGAGTTCGTATATTCAATCAAGCAGAGACTGACCCACCCTATGTGGGCAAAAATGCAGGCTACCTACGCACCTTCGGGTGGTTGGAAGGAAGACGCAGATTCCTGGAGACAATCCTCTATTACCCTGTCGCGTACTTCTACCGAGAAGGACCCGACGGTACAAGCACTGGGTATTGGTGGACAAATTTACGGTTCACGAGCGAACCTAATAATTCTTGACGACTGCGTCACTGGTGCCAACGCTCACGAATATGAGAAGCAACTAGAGTGGTTGCAAAAAGAAGTAATTACTCGTCTTGATGACGAAGGAGTTTTACTCGTAGTAGGTACACGCTTTGCAGCAACTGACCTATACCGAGAGATAAGAAATCCAAAACATTGGTCTAATGGTGTAAGTCCATTTACCTATTTTGCTATGCCAGCAGTTTTAGAGTTTGCTGATAAGCCAGATAATTGGGAAACCCTCTGGCCCAAGAGCGACCAAACTACTTCTAGCAAAAAGCAACCTGATGAGAACGGCTTGTATCCTAAGTGGGACGGTCCAGCCCTGTACCGTCGTAGAGGCGAAGTAACTCCGACAACATGGGCTTTGGTTTACCAACAGCAGGACGTACAAGAAGATTCAATCTTTCGTCCACCATGCGTACAAGGTTCCATTAATGGAATGCGTAAAGTCGGTCCTATTAGACCTACAGTTCCAGGACATCCAGCCAGTGGGGATTTTTATACCTTGATGGGTATTGACCCAGCCATGACTGGTAATACCGCAGCCGTAATACTTGCTTTCGATAGACAAACGCACAAGCGTTATGTATTAGATGTTTATAATATGCAAGACCCGAACCCTCAAAAGATTCGTGCCTTGATGGAAGACTGGGTTAATAAATACCAACCCAATGAAATTAGAGTTGAGATAAATGCTCATCAAAAGGCTTACGCTTTAGATGAAGAGTTAAACCAATGGATGGCATCTAGAGGCGTTCAGTTTCGTTCTCACTTTACAGGTAAGAATAAGTGGGATGTAGATTTTGGTGTTGCCTCTATGGCAGACCTATTTGGTACTGAGCGTGATGGCAAACATCAAGATGATAATTTAATTGAATTACCATCATCAGAAAATAATGAACACGTTAAGGCTTTAGTAAATCAACTTATAGTTTGGAGTCCTAACGCAAAGAAGAACCAAAAGACTGACTGTGTTATGGCTTTATGGTTTTGTGAGATTAGGGTTAAAGAGTTAATCCAAATGTCTGGCTTTGCTCAATCACACACATATAACAGATATGCAACTAAAGCAGGTATAAGAAATCGTGGCGTTGTAAATCTAGATGAACTCGCAGCAGCACAATATGCTGATGCTTATTACTAGGAGTTTGAATGGCACTTAATGTGCAACAGATTGCGGATAAGGTAGAGGCTTTAAAGCGTCGCTACTCTGATAGAGACGTCCGCATGGCGAATGTACTTTCAGTACGTCGTGGAGAGATTCAATCTGTATTTCCAGATTTCTTTCCTGAAGGTATGCCAGCACCAATGGTTGCCAACTTTATCGATATTGCTGCTAGAGATTTAGCAGAAGTACTTGCCCCATTACCAAGTTTTAATTGCAGTACTATAAATGTAACTTCTGACCGTGCTAAAGCACAGGCAGATAAGCGAACTATGGTTGTTAATAATTATGTGCAAACCTCTCGCTTACAAACCCAAATGTATACTGGGGCTGACTGGTACCTTACATATGGCTTTTTGCCTATAGTTGTTGAAGTTGATGTTGAAAACAATCAGCCCCGTATACGCGTAGACAATCCTTTAGGTGCTTATCCAGAGTTTGACCGCTTTGGTCGTGTAGTTTCCTATACTCGTCGTTACTACAAAACTCTTGCAGAATTAGTTGTAGAATTTCCAGAGTACGAAAGACAACTCGTAGGTCCTCATGGTCGCGAGAATGTTGATATGTACGCAATGATTGAAATGGTTAGATATGAAGACGCTGACCAAATTATATTATTTGTTCCCTCAAAGGACAATTTACCTTTACGAGTAACTCCTAACCCAGTTGGGGAAATAATGGTTAGAGTTGCTAAGCGTCCAAGTATTGATGACGATATGCGTGGTCAATTTGATGATGTCGTATGGGTACAACTTGCACGTGCTCGCTTTGCTTTGCTTGGTTTAGAAGCAGCAGAGAAGAGTGTTCAGGCTCCGTTGGCACTGCCCAATGATGTTCAAGAACTTGCTTTTGGTCCCGATGCAGTGTTGAGAAGTCAAAACCCTCAGCAAATCCGCAGAGTTGGATTGGATTTACCAACAGCAGCATTTACCGAACAAGCAGTGTTGCAACAGGAAATGCGTCTGGGTTCCCGATATCCAGAAGGACGCACTGGCAATATTGATGCCAGTATCATTACAGGACAAGGGGTCCAGGCGTTATTAGGTGCTTTTGATTCACAAATCAAAGCAGGACAACAAATTCTTGCACAAACTTTTGAAGATGTTTTAAGTCTATGTTTGAGAATTGATGAAAAATTATTTTCGTATGAAAAGACTGTTCGTGGATATAACGACGGTGCACCATACGAACTCAAGTACAACCCAGCAAAAGATATTAAGGGTGACTACACAGTAGAAGTTCGCTATGGTTTGATGGCTGGGCTAGACCCAAGTCGTGCTTTAATCTTCTCTCTTCAGGCTCTTGGTGGAGATTTAGTCTCACGTGAGTTTGTAATGAAAGAACTTCCTTGGTCTGTAAACGTAAGTAAGGAACAAGAACGCATTGATATTCAACGTATGCGAGATAACCTAAACAGAGCAATTGAAGCAAGTGCACAAGCATTGCCACAATTGATTGCCAGTGGACAAAATCCATCAAAATTAATCTTGCAGTTATCGCAAATTATTGATGCTAGAAAGAATGGTACTTCTATAGAAGAGGCTGCAAAAGAAATCTTTGCAGAACCAGAGCCTACTCCAGTTGAGGAATCACCCGAGCAGGTTGCAGCACAACCGTCCCCACCTGGTGCTCCCTCTCCCTCAACTGGAGCATCTTCACCTCCGCAAGGAGCACCCGATATAGCAAGCATACTAGGACAACTGGCAGGTTAAAATGGATAAGATTGATGCACAACCAGAGTACGTCAAATTATTCAAAGAAGCCATTGATGGTTATGCTAAAGCAAGATTTCCACAAGGTGCCCTAACCACAAGTTTAATTTTAATTGCAGAATTTATAGACGCAGATAATCAATATCATCTAGATGCTTTGTCAGATGGCAGGACTCCACCGTGGAAATTAAACGGAATGCTTGCACACGCAACAGATATTCTAGTAACTTCAGAAACAAATTTTTTAGAAGATGAGGACTAATGGCAGTTAGAGAACAAGTATCTGGACCAGGAAAAAATTCTAAAAGAACAGATATGAATGTCTCCAAGCAACCAACTAGATACATTAGTGGTGGTAACTATGGAGAAGGTCAGGAGTTGTTAGCCCAACAACAGGCTGCACCCATGGCTGGCAAAAGACCTCCAATTAATTTACGTTCAGTAGGTCCAGTAACTTCTTTAATGGCACCAACTGAATTACCTACTCAACCTTTAACTACTGGAGTAGATGTTGGACAAGGTGCTGGTAGTGAAATTTTAAATTTGCCAATGGGTTCACGAGTAGGTTTTTCTCAAGCATTAAGAGAAGCAGCAAGATTTGATGAGACAGGTGAAGTTTCAGCAATTATGTTAGCCTACGAACAGAGTCCGTTTAATGGATGAGATTGTATCTAGAGTATCTCCAAGTCTTGCACTTGCTGCATATAAAGCAAACCTAAGCACTCCTGCTAAAAACGCAATAACCCAATACTCTTATGTATTTGATAAACATCGTGAACTTTTAAATGCTGAACCAGAAGATGCTTTTAATGAGTTTCAGCAACTTGACCCTGGTTTGCAAGAAACTTTAAAGGCTTTATTCGGTGAAACAGATTATTCTAATAAACCAGTTAATTGGACTTTAGGTAAAAAATTTGTTGAAGTTTTAAAAAGTCCTTTTCGTAGTTTGTATGGTGCTGCCGTTAATTACACAGAGGCTTTAAATACGCCAGTTCGTGGTGTTACTGCAGTTTTACAAGGTGAGCCAATAACTTCTAAAAAGACTTGGACTTATGGATGGGATGGCAGGTCTGTATTTGATAGAGATGAAGTCGCTAAATTAGATGAGCAATATGGTGCTGCTATTGGAATTGTTGCTAGAGGATTAGCACAAGGCAAAACCCCTGGAGAAACTTTAGCAGATGAAGGCGAATTAACAGAAGAATTAATTCGTGCTATGGATTTAGTATTTAACGAACCAGAATTATTTGGTCAAATATTAAATCAATACAAAAACGCTCAACTAAGTCCTGGTCGTGTAATTACCAGAGCGTTTATGGGTAATCGAGCCACTAGCGATTCTCTTTATAATGTTGCTTTTAATACTTTCTCAGGAACTTTTGATGCTGCTTATCAAATACTTCTAGACCCTTTAACTTATGTTACTTTTGGCATAGCACCTTTAGCACGTTTAGGTTTAACTAAATCTCAACGTTTAGGGCAATTAGTTTCTAAAGGTCAAGTTGGAGTTAGGGAAGTATTTAAAGACCCTGAAGTTAAACAAGTTTGGAATGAACTTGGTGCTGTATTAAAACAATACTCTGAGGCTAAAACTCCACTTGCAGCAGCCAGACAAAGAGAAATAATTGCTAGAGATTTTCCTGCTTATGATGAACAATCTACTATTACATTACTTTCTGATGCTAAGGTATATGACGCTAAAGCCGCTGAAGATTTTTTTGCAGAAATGGAAAACTTTAATTTACTTTTTAGTGGTAGAGTTTCTAACGTTGATATGTTTCGCGGTCAATCAGTACTTGCTGCTACAAAAAGTAGAGAAATAAAAAAGAAAATAGTACAGACTACTAGTAGTTTTTGGAAAGGCGTTACCCAAAAGGGTGACTTAACTCCACAACAAAAAGAATTATTTGCTCAAGATTTCATAAAAGCACTTACTGATATTGGTGAAAATACTTCTTTGGCTGCTGCTAAAGCCTCTGATTTGTCAAGAAGTGGTGCACTATCCATCGCTGAAGATAGTTTAGTAGGTTTTAGAAAGTTAACTAATAAACTTCGCATTCATCCAGGCTTTAGAGGGATTAAAGTTACCAATCCATTAAAAGACAAAAATGGTAAAATCATTGATGCTGGGGTTGACGAAACTTTAGATGTAGTTGAAAGCCTTGCTGGTTTAACAATGTCTAAGCCTTTAGGTAGAATTTTTGGACAACTGTTTCGTAATTTAAATACTCCTGGCGATAGAGTACTTGCGTTGCGTGGACTTTACACTTACACATTGCACAAAATGGGAATTGGTGCAATGGAAGGTGGGGATGATTTTATAAGACAAATACTAGATGAGAAGTTTGCAGATGCTGCAGGTTTTTTATCTAAGGAAGAATCTCTTTTTCCAAGACAATTTGAAGATATTGTTAAGACAGACCCTGCAACTGGTGCAGTTAAAGAGATGCAAAGTTTTGGTGCTGTTCACGCATACAACGAAACTCCAACAATTGGACAGATTGACTGGATACAAGTAGGAAGATTTGCTTCTGGACAACTTGCTCGCGAAGGAACTGGTAGTAAAACAGAATTTTTAAAGCGTGCTGGTAAGTTAACCAACAGTCCTTTAGTTCAATTTATTAATGATACTTGGACTTTCTTTACACTAGTACCAAAATTAGGTATTAAATCTACAATAGATGAGCAATTGTTCTTCATGCTTTTTGCACAAAAAGAAGCAATGTGGAATTATTTAAGTTTAAGAGGTCGTCAGGCTGCTACTATTGCTGGTGTTACTCTAAGTGGACCATCAAAGTTTATTTCTTTTATGAGAGATAAACTTAAAAACTACTCTGGTGCTATTAGTGATGAAGCAAGAGCATTCATTATTAAAGAAAATACTAATCCAGAAAATGTTAATAGGGCTTTAGGGGTAAAGGCTGTTGAAGAAGTAACTGCACGCTCTAGGTTTACCCCAATGAAAGACATTGAAATTGAAGATACTCTAGATGGTCTTGAATTTAATGCTATGGCTAGTGCTGGTGTTACTGCTAATATAACTAGTCGTGGTGGTTTAGGTGGTACTGTAGAAGTTCCTTATATTAACTTAGACCCTAACAATACTTTAACTAAAAAAATTGAAACTTTAGGCGGAACCATAGGTTCTACCTTTACAAGAGTATCAGATAATCTAGATAAACGTCAACGTGCTACCGTTCAATGGTACGAAACAATTAAAAGATTTGGTTTTAACAAGTTTAAAATTGGCAATAAAACTTATTTTAACCCAGCATTAAGTTTTTTTAAGTTTAATGGATTTCGCAGAACAGAAGATATTACCCTTGCCATTGATGATGCCATGGAACAAGTTGGCTTTAAAAAAGCAGGAGATACTTGGGAGATTTCAGAAGCCAAAAAAATAAGTGCTTTTAACGGTGGTTCTGCAGATGCAGCAGTAAAACGTAAATATGGTCAAACCGAAGTTGATATTGCAAAAGAAAGAATTACTTTAATATTTGCTGATTTGTTTAATCAGTTTAATGGTGGTCCAGAAAAAGCATTCAATCAAAAACTGTGGGATTTAATAAGCCAAAGAACTGCACCTGCTGCAAATGCTGCAGATACTTTGTCTTTAAGCCAAGTATTTAGAGATTTAGACTTTGAAGATTTTTTTGTAGCGTCTCAAGATAATTTAATATCTGGACCATTTAAAACTAATATTCAATTTGCTGGTACTGATTCTGTATCTTCAATTGCTAAAGCAAGAGATAAACTATGGGAGTTGATGGATAGGCAGGTAACTGCATTACATCGTCAACCAGCCTGGTGGTCTATGTATCTTGCCAAAAGAGAGATATATAGACAAGCGGAATTAGATTATGTAGATGTAATTTTGCAAAAAGACCCTGAATTTGGGTTAGCGTCGGCTAAACTATTAGCAAAGAAACGATATACAGAAATTGCATCTCAAGAAGCAACCAATGAATTATTAAAATTTGTAGATAATCCATCTATTCGTTCGCAACTGGCTTGGTCTGCTAGGAATATAGGTAGATTTTATCGTGCTACTGAAGACTTTATGAGACGTGTTTATCGTTTGCGTAAAGCCTCTTTGCCTGTTCTTTACAGATTAAGACTTGCTTCATTGGGTCTTGAAGGTAGTGGATTTATTCACGAAGACGCCCAAGGTGAACGTTATGTAATGCTACCTATGGATGACTTTATGTTCCAAGCATTAAATCCAATTATGACTACCATTGCTGGTGGCAGTGAATCTGCTTATAAGCAACCATCGTTTAGTGATTTTACTTTAAAGTTATCATTTGCAAACCCTTCATTATCTGCAGATGCTGCAACTCCAACGCTTTCTGGTCCAGTTGCAGCAGCAAGCGTTTGGTTATTTAAATCTGTAGTTGGTTCATTGCCAGGAACTACTGGCGATTTAATTGCTGACAGAATAGATAACATGGCTTTAGGTTCTATTGGGGATAATTTAACCTTAAGGCGTGCAATTATTCCAGTTACCTGGGATAGGGCTTGGAGAGTTTTAACTTCTGATGAAAGAGAAAAGCAAGAAATAACAGCAATTCATCAGGCAATTGCTTACAATCAAGCAAATGGTAATGGATTACCAGTAGATGCTACTCCAGAAGAAAAGTACGAATACATAAAAGGAATAAAGATTAGTGCTCACAACGTAGTAGCACTTAGAAATATTCTTGGTTTGACTCCACTTCCTTTTGGTATTGGAGTTCAGGAATCAAAAGAAGTTCCGGACTACTTAAAAGAAGTGGGCTTTACATCTGTTCGTCAAGAGTTTTTTGATATCTATGAAAACCTCATCAAGGCTCCTAACCCTCGTCAAGATGATTTATACGAAGAAGCATTAGTTACCTTTATAGGTAGAAAGCCAAATCGTTTAGTTTATACAGTGTCAAGAAATGATAAAGTAAGAGAGATTGCTTTTCTTAAGACAGATGCTGTAAAAGATTGGACTATTAAAAATCAAAAATTAGTTGATACTTATGGAGATGTAGCATTTTTATTAGCACCTGATGTTGGCGACTTTAGTCCAAGTTCTTACGCTTGGTTTGAAGCAGCAGGTTTATTAAAGAGTAGAGAGTTAGAATCTTTCTTAAATGAAGTTCAAGTTGCTGTTGATAGACAACTTTATTTTGATGCTGAAGATAGAGCATTCGAGCAATTATCTAAAACTTTAGATATTAATAAGCGTGCAATGATTAAAGCCAATGCTTCAAGAGTTAGACAGGGTTTAAGAATTGCTAATCCATTTTTAGATTATGCTTTACAGCAAGGTGACTTTGGTATTTCTAAACAAGAAGAAATGTTTAAGCAATTAAAAATTATGTTGGCTGACCCTGACTTAGAAATTAGCGTAAACGACAAAAAGAAATTAGTTTCTGCTATAGAAATAGTAGATGATTCTTTGCAATTTTTTGATTATCAAACCAATGTTAAACCATATAATTATGTAAAGAATAAAAAGATTTACAGAAATCAAGCCATCGCAGACTTGAAGAAGTTATCTCTTGGCGATGCAAACATATCTTCTGCAAGAAAGGTTATATTCGAACCAATGCTTAGATTTAAATCTAGAGATGTACTTTAAGGTAGATAATGGCTGAATCAAAAGTAGAACAATTACTTTCAGGTAATAATGAATTTAAATGGGATGATAAATTAAAGGCTTGGATTCCAGTTCGTAAGTCAACTGTAATTACACCAGATACCTCTAGTGCTCCTGCTGATTCATTGTTTACTTTAACAGAAAGTCAATTAACCCAACTTGAAGCGGTTAATGAAATTGAAAATTTTTATTTTCCCTTAGAAATAATTGATGAGCGTGGAGTTGATTCTGTTGCTAAAGATACTATAAAAATTCCTTGGAATGTTATAGATAGTTATCATCAAGCAAACTTAAAAGCAAAACAAACTATTGACCCTGAAACTCCAACTCTTGCTCAAGTTAAAGAATATGTTACTACTGGAGTTATAACAAAACCAGTTGGACCTCAAGCATATTCCACTAGTTACGATATAGATGAAGTAAAAAGTTCAGGTGCGGTAGAAGTTATAGCCGAAGATGGAACTGAAAGTTTTAATTTTCTTTTGCCAGATGCTACCAGTGCAGAGGGTGGTTTAGTATCACAACCTGCAGTACTTTTACCAGACCCTGCAACTAAAAAGTTTTATGTTGATACTTTGGAAAACGCAGTTGAACTGTATTCAAGAAGTTATGTAAAAAATGGCAAAGTAGCCGAGATAAAAAAGAAGTTATGGGAATCTGGCTACATTGATGATGCAAGTTATTTAAAGTCTATTCAAGGTTCTGCTGCAGATTTACCAGATGCTGCCTTAAGAATTGGTTTAGCAACAGCATTTACTGAAACAAGTATTTACAATAAGGCTAGAATAGATTCAGGCAGACGAGACTTGATGGATTTAGATTCTCACATAGCAGATGTTTATAATCCAAAAATCTTGGTAGGCGAAGAGTATTCAGACGTGCCAACTCCAGGTTCTATTGACGCTATACTGGAAAACGCTTATCAATTAAAACAAGGACGCCGACCAACTACATCTGAGTTTGAGGCTTTTAGAGATATTGTTGAAAATGAAATTATGGGAAAGCCTTCTCAAACATTTCAAGTAAAAACTCCTAGTGGTTTTTCAACAGCAGTTACTTACGAAGGTTTTGATTTAGTTGACATACAACAATTAGCAGAAGAACGTGCAAATCAAAGTCCAGGACGCTCTGCTTATTACGGTGCAACTAATTTTTCTCAAGGATTTATGGACGCAATCAGGGGAGAGTTTGGTTCGGGTACTGAGTCATTAGAAGAATTGCTAAGGTAATGGCTAAATACACAGAAGAAGAAATTAAAAATATTTTAATTCAGGCTGGCATTCCGTTAAAGGACCATCCTATAATGATTGCTATTGCAATGGCTGAGTCATCTGGCAATCCAGATGCTGTTGGTGACAAAGATTTAGTTAATGCTAAATGGGGCGAAAGTATTGGTTTATTTCAAATACGTAGTCTTCGCAAACCATCAGATTACTCAGGTGCAGATACTTTAAGAGATAAAGAAAAATTATTTGACCCAGTTTATAACGCTAAGGCTGCTTACGAAATAAGCCGTCAAGGAAAAAACTGGACTGCTTGGACTACTTTTACTTCAGGTGCTTATGAAAAATATTTATCTCAAGACTCTAGGGTTTTCAGTAGGTCAACTAGCAAGAGAAGAAGCAATCAAGAAAGAACATTACCTGGATTTGGAAAAGGCAGGTCTAAACCATTGAGTTTTGAAAGCGTATTAGAGTTTGATGAATCTGAATTAGATTTATCTTTTGTTCAAGCCATTGCTAATTCTGTTCCAGAAGTTAAAAGAATTTATAACCAAGCAGTACTTGGAGATTGGTCTGCTGCAAAAGTATCTGAGGCTATAAGAAAAACAGATTGGTTTAGAAACACTCCAGCAGAAATGCGTTCTAAACAAGCAATGCAAGCAGGAGACCCTGCTACATTTCAAACATTAATTGAAGATACTATGGACTCAGTTAGGCAATTATTTATTGATGCAGGTGCAGAACAAGATGAAAAAAAGATTAGACAACTTGCTGAAAGAAGTGTAATTTTTGATTTAACAGAAGAGCAGTTAAGAGAGATTGTTGTAGATTCTATTGACTTTACTTCTTCATTTCTTAAAGGTCTTGCTGGTTCTACGGCTACAAGCGTAAGGTCTGTAGCACAATCCTTTGGACGCGTACTTCCTAAAGATTCTGCTTATTTTAAAAATACAATTAAAGATATCTTAACAGGTAGAAAAACTTTAGATGATGTTACTATTGAATTTAGGCAAGATGCAATTAATGCATTCCCTGCTTATAAAACAAGATTTGAAGCAGGAGCAACCTTAGACGATGTTAGTGCCCCATACAAAACAGTAATTTCAGATATTTTAGAGTTGCCCTCTGATTCAATTAATTATTCTGACCCGTTACTTAAAAGACTTTTACAGTCAACTGATTCTAATGGAAATCCAAGAGCAACGGCTATTTACGAAGCAACTCAATTAGCAAAACAAGACAATCGTTGGCAGTTTACCAAGAACGCTCAAGAAGAAATACTTAGTGCTTTGATGGGTTCTATTAACGTACTTAGAAAAGTATAGGAATATTTAATGGCTAAAAGAGTAGACGCAGTAAAGAAAGCAATTGATGCTATACCTGGTTTGACTGGTGCACAAAAGAAAGTTTTACAAACTCAAGCAAACACTATTGCAGCAAGCAAGGGTGGCAAGACAACCATCGGTAAAGGTGAACTTGCTGAGATAAATAAACTTATTGAATCTGCTGGTGGAAAAAGTGTATCTGCAACTACAACTGCTAAAGGATATACAGCACCTGAACCAGAGCCAGAGCCAGACCAGGGCAAACCAGACTGGATGCTTCAATGGGAGATGCAACAAGAAGCAGCAAGAGAGGCTGCAAAGGTTAGTGCTTTTGATTTAGCACGCACCTTTGCTAATCAATATGGAATAGGTGCTTCTATTGCTGACCGTATTATTGACATGGTTGCAAATCAAGGATACACCTCAGAGGCTGTTGCACTTGCTATTCAAGACACTCCAGAATACAAACAAAGATTTGCAGGTTTAGAACTTTATAAAAAGAAATATGCTACAGATATTGCAGCAGGAACTAAGGCTGAGCCTCCGACTGCTGCAGAGTATATGGAAATAGAAAGAAGTTATCAAACAGTTTTAACTTCTTTTGGTTTAGGTGAATTAGCAAATCGTCAAACATTTGCTGAGTTAATTGGTAATGATGTTTCTCCATATGAAGTTCAAGAACGTGTTGTAAAAGTTTATGACAAGATTAATAATGCAGATGAATTGCTTAAACAACAATTACAAACTTATTTTCCAAATTTAGGAACTAGTGATTTTGCAAAGGCTTTACTAACTGGAACTAGCCCACAAGACATGGCTGCTGAATTGCAACGTAAAATCTCAAGAGCAGAAATTTCTTCTGAAATGAGTAGGTTTGGTTTGGGTGTTAGACAACCTTTATCGCAAGAACTAGAGACCCTTGGAGTTACAAGAGAACAAGCCCGAACTGGCTTTGGAAAAATTGCAGAACAATTACAACCTGCTGAAAAGTTAGCACAAATTTATGAAGGAACTTCTGCAGGTATTGAAGAAGAATTAATTGGAGAACAATTTAAAGGATTGCAATCACAACGTCGTAAAAGACTAGAACAGCAAGAGCGTGCTGCATTCGCTGGCTCTTCTGGTATTTCTGAGGTTTCACTAAAGAGACAAACCGCAGGAACATTTTAAACCTCCACAGCAGGACCTACCAGCCCCTGCGTGAGTACAAGTCTGGGAGTAAGAGCCACGTCAATTCGCCCCCTGTTTTGATGTGAGGCTTACGTCAACTACTAATGATGGGAGAAGTTGCCATGAGCAACAACCGAAACAACTGGAACGATGACATCACTGACGAGTTCGATGATGACAATACTGCAACTGAAACTGATTTACTTAAGCAATTAAGAAGATTAGAAAAAGAACAGTCAAAGAAAATCAAAGAACTTGAACAACAATTGACAGGTTATAAAGTCAAAGAACGTGAGTCAACGGTTCAGTCAGTTCTGGAGTCGATGGGCGTTAATCCAAAGATTGCTAGATTTATACCACAAGATATTGAAGTTAATTCTGAAACAGTTGAAAACTGGGTAAAAGAAAATGCAGATGTATTTGGTATAACTCTTGAGAAACAAGAAGTTCCTCAAGATTTAGCAACCCTTCGACAAATTGACACCATTGCCGCATCAGGACAAACTCCTATCGGTATGGATGACATGATGCTTCGCATCGACCAAGCAACAGATGCTTCAGAAATTCTCGCAATGATTAATGGAGTATCTGACGATAACTAAGATAAGGAAAACCATATAAATGGCTAATGCATATACCGCTCTTTCTGGCGGCACTGCAGCAACCAATGGTGGTCTTGGTGGCGGTGCATATTCAAGCAATGACAACGTAGGTACTTTTACTCCATCTAATGGAGCAGGTCTTGTACAAAAGGCTTACGACCGTCTTGTAGAATTTGCACTTCGCTCACAACCATTATTGCGTTCAGTTGCTGACAAGCGTCCAGCAAGACAAGCAATGCCAGGTTCGTCTGTAGTCTTTCAGATTTACAACGACCTAGCAAAGGCAACCACTGCTCTATCCGAGCAAGTTGACCCTGATTCAGTAGCGATTGGTAGCCCAAGTGCCGTTACCGTAACTCTTAACGAATACGGTAATGCTGTACTAACCACTCGCAAACTACAACTATTCTCATTAGCAGATGTAGACCCAGCGATTGCAAACATCGTTGCATTCAACATGGCAGATTCCATTGACGAACTAGTTCAAACCGAACTACGTGGTGGAAGCAACGTCATCTTTGCAACTGGTGGAGCATCAACTCCTGCTGCAACCAATGAAATTGCTGCAGAAGATGTTATCACTGCTGCTGACATTCGCAAGGCTATTGCCAAGTTGCGTGCAGGAAAGGCTGTACCTCGCAAGGGTAGCCTCTACTGGTGTGCAATTCACCCAGAAGTTTCACACGACCTTCGTGCAGAAACTGGTTCTGGTGCTTGGAGATTGCA